AGTATGGGTTGTAACCAGGGCGCTGCTTGGCTTTGTAATCGGTGTAAATATACTTGAGATGTTTTGCTGAACTCAGCGATTTTACCTCGCCGGCGTACGTCGGCAGTTGGTCGCCCTCGACAGGTTGCGCGCCATCGGGCGAAACCATGATGTCGTCATCGATGTCACTCACCCAAATCCCCGGCTCAGTATCAAACGGCAAACCTAGCTTCTCGCTCATCATCTGCAAAGCCACATTCTCCATGCGATGTCCGCGCTCCATGTCTGGCTCGCCGTCTGCCAGTACAGCTGCCTTTTCAGCCAGTACTGTCCAAAAACCGTCGTAGCGCCGTGATTTGTCGCGTGCCATCGGACGTACGCCTTTGACTTTCGTGCCGGTGATTCGCCCCAACCTATGCAATAGCCACTCTTCGCTGTTTTGCTCAATTTTATGAATTTGCATTTTTCAAATCCTCGGCCTTACTTAGCGCTGCTTGTAAACGGTTTTGAGTAGCAGCAACGTGTGCCTCGCTTGCTTTTCGCTCTGGTTTCAGATCCGGGAAGAAATCCTCAGGCTTTGATTGACCATCTTTGATCGCCTTGTAGACACCTCGCAAATCCACTAGATCCTCTTTCAAAGCAACCGTTAATTGCTTGTCGATGTATTTCTCAAGATGTTCTTGCTTGACACCCAACGATTTGAACGCGTCAAGTAGTACCGCGACAATCTCATCGATTGGTCGCTTATCGGATTCAGCAAGTGTTTTTCGAGTTTCAGCCACTGCCATATTGACAATATCGCCAGGAATAACTGACAGAATACATGCTCGTTGCCGGCGCGCTGCAAAGTTAGCCGTGACTTCGTAAATATCTCGTCCGTCAGTTAAATCTTTGCGTCCCTGCTTCGTATCCCGTTTGTGCCCGACAGAAAATGTCTTGGTAACACGAGTGTTCGTTTCCAAATCCCACGCGTATGCCATCATCTCTGAACGCCCGTTAGCGGTGCTTAACTCAATCACACCAGTATCGACATTACCCCAGTTTTGAGCTAACGCCTCAGCTAGCCTGATTGATGGCCCAGATACGCGCTGCCCACCGCGCGGGTAGGTGTATATTGCCTGTTCTGCTAGCGTTGGTCGCTGACAGGTTGCCTTGATTCTATTGATTGCCTCAGTCTCGTTTCGCGGAAACTTCTTGGCTGATAGCATTGCCACCTGCACTTCCTGCGCCTGGCGAGCTATCATCATCTCAGCTTGAGTTGTACGTTGTAGTTGAGTCTGTTCCACTTACGCCTCCCCCGCCAAAGCTCGATCAAATACTATTCGTTCCATCTTAATTCCACCTGCGTCCGTCTATTGTATGGATGCTTTTCAATTCAATGTCGTAGTCAAGTTCCACGACGTTCTCTTCAACGAGAATGTCTTTCAGGTCATCGAATCTGCTGTCGTGTAGCGAATTTTTTAGGATCCTGCCATCTTTACCAACAAACTTCACTTCGCGAAATTTATTGCCGCCGAAAGTTTTATCTTTTACCGGCTCGCCAACATAAACAACGATAAAAGCTGCTTTTCTATGAATTGGTATTTTTGTACTTGTCATCTTAACCCTTTCTTTTATTGATGATATTTTCATTGTAGCAAAGCGTTATAACAATGTCAATAGTTTTATGGTTAGCTGCTTATTATTTTCTGAATAACAGAGGTGTATTTTGTCTACAATAAGCTTGTGGCGTAATATCTAGTGGTATCTAATTCATCTAAGCGTTTGGATTGCAGCTCATCTGCTGGCTCAGCATAGTAAGGAATCGGTCCGCCAAAATGTTTGTAGCCAACAATGTATAATTTTTGCATAGCAGACGGTGGTACTAGCATATAGTAGCAGAACCCAGTGTTCAAATGGTCAATTGCTTTTTTATCGATTGAATTTTTTGGATCGAGGGCGCGAACTAGCCACCGCCATCGTTTAGTCTCGTTTGTATTAATCATTGCTTTCCTCCAATCTTTTTTGATCGTTTTCGGCTAATTTAGCGGTCTCAGCATCATTTCGTGATTGCTTGTCTTTCGCAATAGCCTCTCTCGCTTCATTTAGCGCCTCCTGCTGCGTTTTTCGATACGAAATGCTACTGACACTGCCTTTCGCAAAATAATGCATCTCTCCGCCCACTAGACGCACTGGAACGAGGTCTAACCGTTGAGCCAGCTGCGCGATACGTTTTGGATCGTCTTGAATGATTTGATAAACCTCGCCATCATAAGTCATAATCTCGAACATTTTTAGAACACCTCCTGCTGCTGTTGGTCATCTTTCAATCGTCTCATAATTTGCATCGACTTCGCATAGATGTCCAGTGCGTTGTTAACCTGCGGCTTGTATCTGGTTTGCCACGAGAGGTAGCTGTCTCGCATAAACGTCAGATAATCAATACAGAGATTTTCTTGGTATGTTTTTTTCATCTCAGCAATTTTAGCTCTTAAAACATTGTAGTTAGTTACTGGTAACGATAGAGCTTTAATTACTTGGTAGTACAATCTTGCAACTTCATCGTCAGCACCACCTGAACGCTCGCGTTCATAGACTGTGTTATCTTTTGTGTTATCTTTTGTGTTATCTTTATGAACGACCGGATTATCCTGTTGTACAACGACCGGATTATCCTGTTGTACAACGACCGGATTATCCTGTCGATGGGATTTTACGGTTGATGAATAAACGGCTAGCGTACGTACTATTCGTCCGTACGACCTACGTTCAACAATATAGCCAGATTCTCGCAACCGTTTACAAGCTGCTTGAAGACCGTCTCGTTTTATGCCGCAAAGCTTCTGCAGCTCATTAGCGCGCTTCCAGCATCCTTTTTCGCCAAAACTTGCTATTTCGGCATACAGGATTTTATCGGTTGCTTGCAATGTTTCATCAAGCAATACCTCTTTTGGTATCCAGACACCAGTAAACTGACGTTCTGGCTCAACGACTTGCTGATTTTCAAAATCGTACATTAAGTACTCCCTATTCCACGAAAAAAGCCGGCCAGAGAAAATTAAAGATTGTGTGAGATAACCGCTGCCCGGCTCATTTCGTCGTTTAATTTTCATTTAATCATCTCACAAAAGTAAGCATAGCATTATGATTGAACAAACTCAACACAAACTACACGAATTCGTGTAGAATTAAATTGTAAACTAACGAAAGGATTTTTATGGGAAGCGTAAATCAAACCCTAACAGCAACACAGTTGCATGAAGTCACTACTGACAAACAAGGTGTGCTCGGACAAATTGCACGGACAGCAGACGGCCGCATTTATCGTTATGCTAAAAACGGCGGTACCGCTCTTGCAGCAGGCGCTACAGTCGAAGCTGGCGCTGCACCAGCGCACTCATCGACAACCAAAGATGATGCTAAAGTCGGCGATGGCATGTTAACCTTAGCTGCTGGTCCGTCGAATCCAGATGTTTATGAAGACGGAATCGCTCTTGTCGACAAAGCTCAGTATCTGGTTGATGGTCTAACAAAATCTGGTGTAGTGTCACTCAGCGATCATCTAGACGCTCCATTCGCTAAAGGTACCGCGGTTAAGATTAATCAAAATCAGTTCTGCGGTGTTAAAGCTGGAACTACTAAAGTGATTGGTACTGCAGAAGTCGCCGTTCCAGCAAACGCATATTTTTGGGCTTTCGTTTCTGCCTGAGATGTGCTAGAATAGGGGTGGTCGAGTTTATGAAACTAACCCTTTCTTTTTCTCGACCACCTTGGATGCTCCCTATATTCCACATAAAAATAGCCTAGACACGGGGGCTATTTTTATTTGTTCAAAAATATGATATTATAGAGGTAGAATGATAAAAGAAAGGGCTATAAAAATGAATTTAAAACCATTGCCAGACTACGCGCTTATACGGCTCGAAAAGAAATACGCTTCGGGATTATCAAGCGAAAAGCAGAGATTTGAACGTCGAAGCTGCGGCGTTATGATAGACTTCAAAACAGGTAAAAATACAGAATTGAAGGCAATGTATTCATACGATTCTGCTATTGGCAAAACTGTTTATTTCGAGCCTTTCAACGAAGGTGAGCCAATCAAAATTGGCGACGAGGAGTATGTGTTTTTGCCATTAAAAGAATTGCGAGGTTTCGATGCCAAAGCGTAATTTAATCAGAAAAATTGTTTCTGGCGAAAAAGTCCAGAAGTCTGTTGAAAATGGTGTTAACGCGATTTGCGAGGTCGCCTTAGCTTCATACGGCGCTAATTCTGGCAATGTCATGATTGAGCCGCGTTTCGGCGAGCCGTTAATTTCGCACGACGGAATCACTAACGTCAAAAATTTAGTTGTAGAAGATTCAATCGAAAATTCGGTTATTTCAGTGGTTAGACAAGCTAGCGAGCGGACTAATCGAAATGCTGGCGATTCTACAACGCTCACAATCGTGCTCGCGAAATTGGCGTACGATTACTGGCGCAGACAAGACCTGACGACGCGCGAGGCACAACGTAGAATTAATCAGACGGTGGCCGAAGTGCTGAAAAAAATCGAAGCAGAAAAGCTAGAATGTAACGACGAACTGCTGCGGCACGTCTCAGTAATTTCTGCTGGCGATACTGCGATTGGCGAGATGGTAGCCGATGCGGTATCGAGCGTCGGTAAGCTCGGCAGCGTCGCTGTTGTCGAAACTCCAGAAAATCAGATATCGTCTGAAACGATTAACGGATTTACTTTTAAAAAAGGGTTACGAGTGCCTGCTCTAGCAGACAATCTACAGACGTTGCGTACTCAGTATGACAACCCAGCCATTATCGTTTTGCCGAAGCTGATTTCTAAGAGTGAAGATATCTTGCCTATTCTTGACAAATGCCTGCGTGCTGATAAATCGCCTATTTTGTTAGTTGCTGACGTATCTGGCCAAGCATTAGAGACTATCGTAGCTAATAAACTTAAAGGTAATTTAGATATTGCTATTGTTGAGCCAATCGCGCTAGACCGCGACGCGTTCTTGAATGACATAGCTAAATACGCCTCGACAGAGCAGTATACTGGTAACGCCGATGATTTTGACGTTGAAAAATACGTAGGCACTGTAAATTCTGCCTTTATTTCATTGACAGAAACTACCTTAACGGGCTGTACCTCGCCAGATTCATTAGCCGAATATGCTAAAAGCGTTGATTCAGCCGAACGCCGCGAGCGACTGCTCGGCAAAACCGTAAGAATTTCCGTCGGTGCGCCAACGCAGGCCGAGCGTCAAGAACTAAAACTTCGTATTGAAGATGCTGTTTGCGCAGCGCGCACCGCCTTTGATTATGGTGTTTTGCCAGGCGGTGGCGTATTCTTGAAAAAACTAGAACTCGATTATTTCAAAAAACCTTTTGAACTACTGACTAACCGCTCAGCCAACGATTCAGTCTTTAAAGACAATATCGGCACTAATATCGAAACTGGCGAGACAGTAGATGTAGTAGAGGCTGGTATTGTAGATAGTGCCAAAGCTATCGAAGAGGCTGTAGTTAATTCGCATTCAGCGGTCGCGCAGCTATTATCAGTTAAATTAGCTCTGCCGTTCGTTGAAGATATGGAATAGATATGCTGTTTATCGTATTCACAATCGGCATTATGCTGGCATACCAAATCAAGCAATTTCGTGAATTGAGCACAAAGTTAAGCCGCTCGATCGAGATGATATCTGACAACCAGCGAGACCTCTTTAAAAAACTTAGCGATTTCGAGAAATCTGTCAGGAGCACGCCGTCTGTCACGTCGCCTTTTGAAGCGGCCAATCGCAAAAAAGCACAAGGCGCCTCCACTAAAAACCGCGTTCTTATGAAAACCGCAGACCAAATTCGTTACGAAAATAGAAAAAAACTAAAGGAGGGCCAGTCGTACGGCTACTTAGACTGAGATGGGCTACATAAAAAATGGAGTTTATTATCGAGACAGCAAGCCTGACGCTCAGCAGCAGATAGATACTACTATAGCTGGAATTCACGAACAATTCGTTCTCGAACGTCAAGCTGAAGCGCACGCTCACAATCTGATACAACCATACAACCGCGATGGTTCCCCCAACCAAGACTTTATAGATTATTTCCCAGATGATGCGAGAAATTATGGCTTTATAAAAGAGGAGGGCGAAAATGAGCCAGAACAGCAATGATTTATCAGATTTTCAGACTTTACGAGTCAAGAACCAGCAGGCAGACATTATCTGCGACATTTTGAATTTGAGCGCAGGCATGGACTTCGCGGTCCGGAATATTAAAGATAGCGAGATTTCTAAAGACGCTCGCAAACTGATTTGCGATTTGATTAGGCACTCATACACAGCATTTGCCGCGCGCACTTCATTTCAAATTCTACAAGACGAAGGTTCAGTTAAGCCTGATGAGGCAGCAGCAGATTATGCCTATAATTTTGACCTGCCAGATGATAACCACGATGACTTGATCATCTTTTATAAAAAGCGCGCATAACTACCGTTTAGATAAACTGACCAAGCTTTATAGCCCTGCCGCAAATAAATATCGTGCGCGCACTTGATTAAAGCTGCAGTATTGAGCGTATCGCAGTGCTCGCGTCCTGGCAAGATTCGTACTTGCAGAGGACCTAAGCTATAACCGTAGGTCCGACCGTTTTGTTGAA